TCCATTTGGTACAACTACTGACTGAGAAGCATTACTACAATCAACATAACTAAATGTTACTGAATCACCTCCATCACTTCCTATAGTGTAGTTAATACAGTTATTACTTGCTGCTGATGGTGTAGGGGCAACAGGTGTTGGTGTCGGTACCGTCGGTGTCGGACTAGCAGTTACCGGAGTTGGTGTCGGTACCGTCGGTGTTGGGGTTGGTACTGTCGGTGTCGGACTAGCAGTTACCGGAGTTGGAGTTGGTACTGTTGGTGTAGGAGTCGGCACTGTTGGTGTTGGACTACTAGTTACCGGAGTAGGTACTGTTGGTGTTGGTACAGTAGGAGTTGGTGTTGGTACTGTTGGTGTTGGTACAGAAGGAGTTGGTGTTGGTACTGTTGGTGTTGGGCTACTAGTTACCGGGGTTGGTGTTGGTGGTGTTGCTTGAGCTGGAGTAGGTGATGTATTAGCTGTACCATTAATTACTAAAGTACAATCGTTAGTTGTAGCGTTAACTACTAAAGTACAGTCTGTAGTATTTGAAGCATTAAATGTAATACCGCACTGTTCTCCTGTTGCAGTCAATACTAATGCACAGCTTTCACTAGTTGCATTTAATACTAATTGACATCCATCAAATATAGCATAGAAACTTTGTGAGGTATTATAGTTATTAGTTTCATCTACTACAATATCTAATTGAGCGTTTGTACCAACTATTGAACCACTTATTGAATCGACTCTCCACTCTTTAAATGTAAATCCAGAATCAGCATTAGCTTGAAAACTAGCTGAATCATAAAATGTACCTGATGAATGAATATCATGTAAAAATGCTTTCTTACCATTAGAAGGTCCTCCTATGATTTGCTGACCTGTTCCTGATTGAGATGGATATAACATCTCTACATTTCCGGAACCACTACTTATAGCATTATAATGAAAAGCTATCTTTCCTCTAAAGTAATCCATATCTATAGGATTTCCTTGAGCAGGATCTACATGACCATGAATACCTTGTAAATCATTCTCTAAAAGAAAATTATTTAAATGGTCATCTACATTTATACCACTACTGGTATTTGGAAATACGTACTTAGGCATTAATTAATGTTTATTATAAATAGCGGTTAATTTATTGTTCATTATCTATTTACTATCCAATCTCTAACAAAATTATAAAAACCATTATTAGGATATTCTTCTATATTATGATTTGGAAATGTATTCTTATTAAATATAGGATCTACCGAATAATGTGTAAAAGCATGATGAGGTTCTAGTTTATTAAAATTAGGTATGTAAGTATTATCACTATCAATCATTCTAACTTTATTATTATGACATGCAATTGATAAAGCGGTCATACAAGACCACCATCTCCAATCTTGGGTTTCATCTGATTTTATTATTGTTTCTGATATTGTTATTACGTCGTCTATAATCTTTTTAAAAGTTCTTACGTTAATTAGAATAGGAACAAATCCTCCATTCATATAGCCTTTGCCTTTATGTTTTAAAAGGTACTCTATTCTACTATAATTCTCTTTGGATGGATTAGCTATATGCATATGCCAATCTTCATATCCATGGTAAGTTATTACTTCATTATTCTTAGGTAATATACTGCTGTAAGGATACATTGGTATAACATCCATATCTGTAATACAGAGTATATCGTTATCTTGATATCGGTGTATAACTTGTTTAACTGCAGCAAATACATTTATTACTATACAGTTATCATCATCATGATCTACAAACTTCCATATACCATCAACCATTTGATAAGGAATATTTTTTATATCCCAATCTATTTCATTATAAGTTGGATCATCTTTTCTATTTTTATTTACAACTAAAAGTAAACTATTAGTACTAGCTTCATTTCCGTATACTCTGGATTGCATATATGCCCAGAAGTTAGCCATCCATTTAAATTTAGGGTCTATAATCGCAACTGGTACGTATTTAAGCATAGTATTTATTTATACGGTTAAACAATTCCCAAGCTATAATTTTATAACCTCTAGTATTCGGGTGATAGTCTCCTCCTAAGAATGAACCTTGTTCATTTACTTTTCTAAAATCATACTCCCAAACAGATTTATCTAAGTCAGCTTCGTAGTCAACTAAAAATTCAGCAAAAGTATTATAAGGTAAAATAAATCTTGAAAGATCTGGTAGTTTAAATTCTTTTACTTCTTCAAAAGTTGGGTAAAAAGAATTAACTAAAAAATAATTTTTTCCTTTAAGTAACTCATTTAATCTATTTACATCCCGTATTGGCTCTCCATTATTTCTAAAAGCATAAGAAAGCATTACTACTATTAAATCGTTTTCTTTTAAGTGATTAAAATTATCTTCTATATCTTTAATAATTTCTGGGTTGCTTTTATTACACCAGGCTAAGTTGGTAAATGGAATATCGTAATGCTCAGCTAAATACCTTGGCCAACCATTCATTATTCTAAGATTATCTATGAATTGGCCACAATTAATTACTTCTTTATAAGCAACATCTTTTTCTACTCCGTGACCAGCAGTCCAGCTGTCACCAAATGTTACTAATCTACCCCACATACGTCCAATCTTTTAACTTATAATGGACATAAAAATTTCTAAACCAATTACCTTTAAATGGTAAATTTCTTCCGTGAGAACATTTAGCTGATTCGTATAAAATTATGTCTCCTATTTCTGCATAAACCGAATGCCAGTTACCATTAGGATCTTGTATCTCTAATGCCCAATCATTTTCAACACCTTTTGTTTGATTACAACCACAATCTAAATCCTTATCCACTATGACAATGGCTGATATATGATGAGTTCCTATTCTATCTACGTGTTGTGCTAATGTTGCTCCTTTATTGTAAGATCTAATTCCATATATAAAAGTTTCTTCTAGGTTCTGTTTAGACCATTCTTCATGTAAAGGTTTTAATTCTTGATGAATTATACCTCTAATTGTTGGTACATGATCTAGACTTAAAAGCTCACTAGTAACTCCCTCTCCTTTTATTATTCCATCTTTACCTTCAAAGTTTTCTTCAGCTTTTACGTTACTATTTTTAAGTAATTCATAACTTTCTTTAATTATATTCCAGGCTTTTTCTGGACATTTTACTACTTTAAATCCTTGTTCAGTAAAATAAGGTAAATCTTCTTTAGTCTTAAATTTATTTTTATGGTTTACTTCCCATAACCTTGTATCTTCAGCAGGGTCGTGATGATTCTCTCTCCACCAAGAAGTAATAATGTACTTAGTACCTTCTAATACTTCTTGTCCTTCGTGTAGGGCTTCATTAATAGTATTACCATCTTCGGTCATATTATTCCATACGACAGCTGTTCCTTTCTTAGGTTGAAACTTCATGTTTAAGGTAGGAAAATTCGTCGCTCCCCCAAGGAAATCATCATTAAGAAATATCATAAAGGTATGAGTTCTATTACCGGAGGCTAAACAATTACTGTTGTAAGAATTACCAGCAAAGAAGTCACAATGAGGCTTAAAGTACTGACCTGGTTGGTATCTTTGACCTTGAATACCTTCTCCTTTTTTAATATTATCTATACCTAACTCTACTGCTATTCTTTGTTTCAGCTTAGGTACAATATCATCTGATAAATTACTTGTAAAGGAAGTACGGTGAAGATTATCTACTCCACCACTAATTAAAGTATCGTTTGCTACTCTCGAAGGAGCATTATGCTCATCAATATGAGCGATTATTTTATTACATTCCTCATCAGAAAGGAAATTTGGTATGCTATATAGTTTCATGTTTAACCATCACAACTTAAACAATCTTCAGAAGTTCGTGAACCGATATCTCCATTTATAACAGAATCTGTTCTTAAGTAATATAATGTCTTAATTCCTAACTTCCAAGCTGATTGATGTACTAAATTAATAAATCTAGGATTATCTGTTGGATCAAATGCTAAATTTAAAGACTGTGCTTGATCTACATACTGTTGTCTAATCCCTGCCTGTTCTACTAAACCTAATTGATTAATCTCTGCAAAAGTATAAAATACTTCTTTATCTTCTGCTGATATTATTGCTTCAGGTAAATTCATTATAGAGCCTCTATCTTTTAATATTTGATCCCATACCTCATCGGTATTGTGCCCTCTTTTCAATAAATAGTTCTCTAATGCTTTATTTCTTCTAATAAAAGTACCTTTTGCTGAATTAAAAGTATATACATTTGCTGGTATAGGTTCTATACCTGCTGATACACTTCCTGCAATAGTACTATTAGATACTGTTGGTGCGATAGCAAGTAAGTGAGTATTTCTCATACCTGTACCTTTACACCAAACTGGTTCTCCATATTCTTCAGCTAATTTTCTTGATGCATTTTCTGCTTGAGATTTTAATTGACTAAATATAGTATTAGTCCAAGACGTAGCTGCTACTGAAGTAAAAGGTATTTCTTTCTGTTGTAAGAAAGTATGCCATCCTAATACTCCTAAACCTAATGCTCTTCCTTTTTTAGCACTTCTATGAGCTCTAACTAAAGATTCTCTACCTGAAGTCTTAGCTAAAAACTCTTCTAATACTCCATCAAGGAAATAAATACCTGTTTCTATTAAATCAGTATTTTTCCATTCATCATACTTAGCTAAATTAACAGAAGATAAACAACATACAAAACTATGCTCTTCATCTGTATATAAAGTAATCTCTGAACATATATTTGTCATAGTTACTTCTAAGTTATTTTTAACATAAGCAGGAGGATTTGCATTATTAACATTATCCTTATACATAATATAAGGTTCTCCTGTTTCCATTCTAGATTTAAGTATCTGTATCCATAATTCCATAGCTTCAGATTCTCTTCTTTCTAATTTTTCCATGAAAGAATCATCTACTACAACGCATTGATGTAAATTTAAGCACTGTCTATTAGGATCTCCTTTGGGTCTACGGATTTGAAGATATTCTTTTATATCTTGATGGTTAATATCTAGGTTAACAGAAGCTGCTCCTCTTCTAACCGCTCCTTGATTAGTAGCAATTATAGTAGAATCATATATTTTTGCCCATGGCACTACACCTTCTGATTGT